CTCCAAGACGAGAAAATCGCCCAGCTTCAATCCGACCATGAGATTGAGCTACGGATGATGCGCGACCTGCACGACGCAGGCGAAATCCAGACCAAGGAATACCACGAGCGGATGCGCGAGGAGCACCGCCGCTATCAGGAGGACTTGCGGCAGATTGGTGGCGCTGGCGCTCGCATGGTTGTAGTCCAGAACCTCCAGATGCAGGCCCAAGTCCTCGGTATGGCCGGGAACATCGCCGGGCAGTTGGACCAACTGGCTCAGGAGAACTCGGACGCGGCAAAAGCGACCTTCCTTGCCGTCAAGGCCATCTCCATCGCGCAAGCCCTCGTCAATACCCACTTGGGGGCTACGCAGGCGCTGGCTTTAGGTCCGTATGGCATCCCAATGTCCACAGTCATCCTCGGCATGGGTTACGCCTCTGCCGCGCTCATGGCCGCGACATCTGTCCAAGAATACTCGGGCAAGTTCGCTGACGGTGGTTTCCTTGGTGGAAGCCAAACCACAGGCGACCGTGTTCTGTTCCACGGCAACGCTGGCGAAGCGGTCTTGAACGGCCAGCAGCAGCGCAACTTCATGGCTCTGGCCAACGGCCAAGCCTCGGGCAGTAAACCTGCCGTCAACGTCTACGTTTACAACAACGCCGCTGGCACATCCGCCAGCGCCCGCATGAACGAAATGGGCGACATTGAGGTGATGATTGAAGAACTCGACAAGCGAGGCGCGGCGAAGATCATGGAAGGAAGTTCCCGCCAAGCTCGCGCCTACGAAAAGAAATACGGCCTCCGTAGACAAGGAGTCGCATAATGGAAACGTGGCCAACAACTCTCCCGGCGTGTTCGCCTAACTTCTCGCAGAAGCTCAGGACGGCGTTTTCGCGCACCCAGATGGAGACGGGGCTTTCCCGGCAGCGCCCGCGTGAGATTGAAAATCAGCGAAGGATCAGCGTGGAATGGGAGTTTACGGGCGCAGAATTTGCGGAGTTCCAAGCGTTCTTTCAAGACGACATCGCCAACGGCACAGACTGGTTCAACATGACGCTACCGATTGGCGGCGAGATGGAGTCAAAGGTTGTCCGGTTTGTCGGCGGAGAGTATTCTGATTCTCACTTTGGAATCTTGAACTTCCGCGTTACCGCTACCCTCGAAACCCGCGACCAATGCGAGGCTTACGACGCCGAAGAGACTGCCGCCGTCATTGCCGCTGGCGGTCTTGTTGCCCTCGAAGCCGCCGTTGCGAGATTGTATGAGGTTGAGCTTGAGGCCGAAATCATCTCCGCCTAATTTACTACTATGCCCACACTTGCCGAGCGTCTCGTAACAGCCATTGAAACACTTGAATCCTTGGTCGCCAACACCACGGGGACGGGTGACATGGTGTTGAAAACTGGAGCCGACATCGCACCGCAGAGCGTGTCGTTTTACGATGGCACAAACGGCATTGGTATTTCAGCGGACTCCATTTACGGTTACACAGCCGGGGACGTTGTAACGTGGAGCCTTAATCCGGCTACTGGCGCGTCTACGGTGGTGAGTTTAAATGGAAACGCTATCACGACTGGAGCGGGAACGCTCACGCTTAATAGTTACACCCTTACGGTGAGTGGAACTGCTTCGATTTCCGGCACAAACACTGGGGACCAGACTTCGGTGGCTGGAAACGCCGGGACGGCAACCGCGCTTGCGACCGCTCGGACTATTTTTGGGCAATTATTCGACGGGACGGCCAACATTGGAGGCGGGACTATAAACCTTGGGGGAAATCTTACAACTGGCGGATTGTTTGCCACCGTGGGAACATTCTCCAGTGGTGGAAATTTCGCCACCGGAGGCACATTCTCAACCGGAGGCTCATTCACTACGGTCGGGGATTTTACGGCTGGCGGAGCATTTACGACAAGCCATGCGTTTACCACTACGGGCGGGGCTGTCACTCTTACGCTTACCGGAACCACGAACGTCACCTTGCCGACATCTGGAAGGGTAACAACAGACGAACGGATGATGAGGATGTATCGGTTCGCCGTTGGAGCCTCCGCAGCAACCATTTCAACATCAACAAGTTCCTGGGGCTCGCTTATCACCAATGGCGCGTCTGCGGTTGCGAGATTGCACAGCTATTTCACGATCTCAACCTCGGCATCGCTGGCATCGTCTCGCTATTCATTCTGGGTCGAAGCTGGCGCTGGTGCCGTCAACCCTCATGCGTTCGCTGGACATCCGTTCTACGGCTTAAACTATGCCAAGGGCCTTGAGGTGTCATTTCCAATAAACGCCGCGCAGCTTTCATCCACGACCGCAGTTTTGCCTTCTGATGGATACCTAAGCGGATACTTTGGCCAAGCCAGAAACACTCACTACGAAGACATCGTTCAAGTTGGGTTTGGCTTCCTGTTGAAAGGCGACGGAACCATTCAGTTGCAGGCACTCGCGACAAACGGAGGCAGCGTTGTCAAATCCTCATTCGTGGCCAGCGGGCTCGATCTGAGCGTGAACGCATCTGCCGTGGCATCCCTGATTCGCATAACTTCGGACGTGTCCGGCAACTTGACGCTGTTCGTTAACGGAGTAAGCAAATGCACTCTTTCGGGCGGACCGACCGGATTGACCAACGTCTCAACATCAAACTTCACGGTATTTACTTTCACCATGAGCAATGGCGCTGGAACTCCAACCAAGGCCACGCCCATAACAATCGGTCTTCCCTTGTTTATTCTTTGATGCAAACTTGGCCATCATGGTTCCCGAACTGCTCGACGGACCTCTCGAAGAAGGTTTCGTCGGCTGTCTCGCGGACTCCAATGGAAGATGGCCTCGTAAAGCAATCCTCGCGAGAGGCTGCAAACCAGCGCACCTTGAACGTAGCTTGGGAGTTCGACAAAGAACAGTTTGCGGAGTTTCAATCGTTCTTCAAATACTCGCTATCCAACGGGTCGGACTGGTTCGAGGCCACCGTTCCGGTTTCCGGCCAGATGGAAACCAAAGTGGTGCGGTTTGTTGGTGGTGAGTTCTCGCACTCCCATTTTGCCATTCTTTCTGCTCGCGTTTCGGCCACGCTTGAGACACGCGATTAAGGAACATCGCCATGCACCCATCCCAAGCCATTCACGACCTCGGAACATTCGTTTTAGCTGCCATCCCCGTTGGTGGTTTTATTGCACAGGCCACTGACCTTTTGCCGAGTGGATGGAGTAGCATGGGAACTGGTGCTTTCGCCACAGCGACGGCCTATTTTCTTTGGGATCACATCAAGAAAAAGGAAAAGGACCAGAAAGAGTCCAACATTGCCGCGCTCCAAGCGAAAGACGACGAAATCAAACGCCTGACCGAAGACCTCAAGGCCATGAGGGACGTTTTACTCGCAGACTTCAAACAAAGGAATCACCATGAGACTCGTTAAATTACTATTCATCCTTGCCGCCGTCACGCCCATGTCGCTGACGATGACGCAGGGTTGCCGCAACGTCCCCGCTCAAACGCAGGCCGTCCAAACGCTCAAGGCCGTTGGCTACGCCGGGAAAGCCGTCATAGACGGGGCTTGGGAGCTTCGCAAACAAGGCGTCATCACGGAGGAGAAGTGGGCATCTATCGCCGCTTTCTACGACAATCGCTTTCAGCCTGCCTTTCGTGCCGCAACAAAACTGGCACACGAACGTCTCGACGCTCCGGCCCCGGTGGAAATGGTCTCTCTTCTCTCCGAACTCCAATCCCTCTCCAAGTGAATCCCGCCGTTGTCATCTCCATCCTCAAGCTCGTCGTTGACGAGGCTCCCGCCGTCATGCGAATGATTGAGGACATCCGCTCCGGCAAGCCTCCATCTGAGGCCGACTGGAAAGAACTCGAAGTCCTCGGCGCTTACTCATCTGAGGACGCGAAGAAACAATAAATGGCCACCTACGAGGAAGCAATTAAACGGGCGATGGCGTCCTGCCCGTCCAACGTGCCGATCCTTCAAACGATCCAGGTCCGTCATCCCGCGCTTCCCAACGGAGACCTCTGGTTCGTTGACCGCCTGACGCCTCGCACCCTCGGCCTTGAGGATGGAAGCTCACTTTCGGAATGCGGCCTTGACCCAGGACCGCCCGGCGCGGAGCCAGCGGACCCAGGCTCTCCGCCATCCGACCCAGGCGCGGAGCCTCCTGCGCCGGGCAATGAGCCCGTCCTGACTGATTATGTTTACGTGGCGGACGGGGTTTCGTATTCACA